CCGCCCGAGACCTCGACGCCTTCACCTTCGAGACCCACTCCGGTCACCTCGTGCAGGTGGCCTGTCGTGAGGTGCTCGATCGTGGTGGCGAGCAGGCGCTGTGGACGGCGCTCCAGCGCGAGGGCCACTTCCAGCCGGTGGCCGAGCGGGCGACTGCCCAGGTCAGCGAGCTGGTCTCTCGACTACGCTCCGACCCGAGCTGGGCTGAAGTTCAGGTCAACCTCGGTGGTGACCCAAGGTTCGAGCGTCACGCTCTCCGTCAGCTCCTGCTGGCGGCCCTAGAAACGGTGGACAGCTATGAGGCGACGGCAGAAGCAGACGGAGCCTGAGACCGGCTACGTCCGACCGGATGCAGACGGTACGTGGAGCGCCTGGACCAAGGAAGGCTCGCTCGTCTCCCAGATTCCCGACCTCGCCTCGGCCATCGCCGTGAGCGAAGGGCGCGTGACGGTGCTCGGCCATGCCTCGCCCGATCCCAAGGTGGTGAGCCACTGTCCGTTCTGCGGCTCGGGCGATGTCGTGGCCCGCTCCGACGGCAACGTGGAGTGCTCCATGTGCACGAGGCAGTTCACGATCGCCGAGCAGCCGGCCTACTCGGCCATCCCTGGCTCCAACGCCGGGAACGGCCCTCAGCCGGCGCCACCCGACGCCACAGCGCCCCAGAGCCAGCACGAGTTGGATCTCCCGCCCGTCGATCCGCAGGCCGCCGCCGCTGCACCTCCGTTCCAGGTCCCCGAGGACGCCGAGGCCGAGCCCGACAACACCGACGGCTCGCCGGCCGAGGACAAGGGCGACAACCCCTTCGCCAAGAAGTCGGCCTACTGGGACGAGCCGTGGCGCGTCTCCCCGGTCAGCGACAACCAGTGGGCCGTCATGCGTGGCGATGGGCAGGAGTATGTGGGCAACGCTGACGGGACCGACATCCGGCGCTTTACGACTCGGGCGCAGGCGCAATCCCACGCAGACTCGCTGAACGCAGCGAGGACCGCTCGGCGCATCGTGGCCAACGACGAGTCGACGTGCAAGAAGTGCGGCGACCCGATCTACAAGAGCCAGTACGGGTGGGAGCACAGAGCCAAGCCGGGGATCTCCCCGAGTGAGCATCGGCACCGCGTCTTCCCGGCCGACAGCTCTCCCTCGAAGCCGAAGCGGAAGGTCGAGGAGACCAGCGAGGGCGAGGACGGACTGACCGACTTCGGGCGTGAGCTGCGTCGGAAGTTCAAGACCGGCAAGGGGGCCACCCTCTCCGAGCCCGACTACGCCATGCACCTGGCGCTCCAGCTCCACCCGCAGGTGCGTGAGGCCGTGCTCGGTGGTCGTCGATGACGTGGCAGGACGACATCTCGCAAGTCCAGGGCATGTTCAAGTCCGCCACGGTCACGCGCACCGAACAGGCCTCGGGACTCCCGGCTGACCCCAACGCCGAGCTGATCGCCACGATGGGCGCCAACCGGCGCGTCAACCAGCGTCTCGCCTCGGGCTCCAATGCCGGCGCCAGCATCTCGCTCGCCACGGGCCGGCCCACCGACCCGCTGTTCTACTGGAAGAACGCCAACCTCCCGTACAACATCTGGGAGAAGAACGAGCTGGAGAAGGTCCGCGCCTTCTGCAACACGCCTGATGCCCCGGTGTGGATGGGGGACTACTCGTTCAAGCCCATCGGTGAGATCGCTGTGGGCGAGCAGGTCATGGGGTGGACCTACAAGGCCGGGAAGGCGGGCTCGGTTCGCAAGGTACTTCAGCGCACCAAGGTGCTTGCTGTGCAACGGCGTTGGGCACCCGAGATCGTCAAGGTCACCTTCGAGTCAGGGCATGTGATCCGATGCACGCCCGACCATCTGTGGGCTAACCCTCACTTCTCTCCCCTGGTGAACACGGGGGTTCGTGCTGGCGTTCCCGTCCAGGCGCAGGTGTACGTCCAGCCTGAGTTCCGTCAGGTCAAGGTGGGGCAGAAGCTCGTTCGGTTCATCACGCCGACTGAGGAGTTGACTGACGAGAAGCAGCGGGACGCAGCCCTGTGGCTCGGTGGCATCTACGACGGGGAGGGGTGCGGGGAAGGCATCTCCCAGTCTCGGGATCACAACCCGGATGTCTGTCAGCGCATCGAGGAGTCTCTCGATCTTCTCGGGTTGCCATGGGTGTACGTGAGCCGGAGCGCCACGGCTGAGAAGTACCCAGGACGTGGGCATTCGTACTACATCCGCCGTCAGGGCAGCCGGAAGCCCATTGCTCAGAAGCTGGTGGACTTCCTCAACTGGACGAAGCCCGTGCGTCGTCAGACCAGGGCGCTTGATGATCGCCTCCTGGCGTGCCCCAACGGTGGCACCGAGACCGTTGTTTCCATCGAGTCGGAGGGGCCTGGCGAGGTCGTCTCCATGCAGACGGAGACGGGCAACTACACGGCGTGGGGTATGGCGTCGAAGAATTGCCGACTGCTCTACATCCTCCACCCTGTCATCGGCTCGTGCGTCGACATCTTCAGCAAGTACCCGCTCACCGGCATGGAGGTGAGCTGCCCGAAGGACACCAAGATCGCCGACTTCTACGGCGACCTGTTCCTCAACCAGCTCGACTACGAGGACTTCCTCATCGACGTGGGGCGGGAGTATTGGACCGTCGGCGAGGCCTGGCCGTTCGGGACCTTCAGTGAGCTACTGGGCGTGTGGGAAGACGACGAGCTGCTCCAGCCCGACGACATCAAGGTGATCCGCTCGCCGTTCCTGCGCGAGCCCCGCTTCGAGATGCGCCTGCCCGAGCACATCCGCAAGATCCTCAGCGAGCGCAAGCCGCAGTTGGAGTACAACCAGCTCATCAACAGCTTCCCCGAGATGGCCACCATGCCGCTCGGGGACCTCGTGTCCGACGAGGACACGAGGGCGTGGATGCCGGTCTCCAACATGCTGCTCACGCAGCTCCGCTTCAAGGGCGACACGTTCCACGACCGTGGTGTGCCGATCCTGCTCCGAGCCTTCCGCTCGGTGATGCAGGAGGAGATGCTCAACGCCGCCCAGGACGCCATCGCCTCCCGGCTCTACACGCCGCTCATCCTGGCCAAGCTCGGCGCCAGTGCGACCGATCTCGGTACCCAGGTGCCGTGGATTCCGACGCCGGGCGACCTCGACAACTTCAACGAGGCCCTCAACGCTGCCCTGGCCGCCGACTTCCGCGTCATGGTGCACCACTTCGCCGTGTCGATGGAGAACGTCTTCGGGCGCGAGAACGTGCCTGACCTGAGCGCCGACTTCGAGCGCATCACCGAGAAGATCCTCCAGACCTTCGGCCTGTCCAAGACGATGCTCTCCGGTGGCAGCTCGGGCGAGACCTACGCCGCCGACGCCCTCAACCGAGACCTGATCTCGCAGCTCCTCACCACGTATCAGAAGCGGCTCAAGCGCTTCTTCAAGAAGCGGTGCGAGATCGTGGCCGAGGCCCAGGGCCACTACGACTTCGAGATGAAGGGTGGCCGGCCGATCCCGGTCATGGAGGAGGTCGTCGAGACCGATGCCGAGACGGGCGAGCAGCGCATCGTCGAGCAGCCCAAGCTGCTCGTGCCCGAGCTGAAGATCCAGGCCATGAACATGCGGGACGAGGACCAGTTCAGGCTCTTTGTCGAGGGCCTCCGTGGCACGGGCGTGCCGATCTCGATGCGCACCCGCCTGGTGAACGTCCCCATCGACCTGGAGGCCGAGTACGAGGCCACCAAGCGGGAGCAGATCGAGCAGGCCGTCCTGGCCCAGGAGACCCGCAAGGAGACCTACCTCGCCCTGAAGCGGGCGGGCCTGCCCATCGCCCAGGACCTCAAGGACGACTTCGAGCCCCGGCTCCCCGACTCGCCGGCCAAGCCGGCCAAGGAGCAGGTGCTCGACACGATCGGGCTCACCGACCCGTCACCCACCACCGCGCTGGCGCCCACCCTCGATGAGGTGGCCGTGGGCCTGGGTGAAGACGGAGGGGAGGGCGCTGCCGACGGGCCGGCCGGCGCCGATCCCGAGGTGTCCGACGCCGTGGTCCAGACCCTGCCCCGGAACCGCCTGCTCCAGGTGCTCGACGGTGGTGGCGTCCAGGGCCAGGGCGCCCGGCCGGCCGAGAGCGACGAGATGCGCAAGGGGATGCCCCGAGCTGGCTCTCTGGACGACGAAGAGGACGCTGAGGAGCCCCGCGTGGGCCTCGGAGGGCCGCGTACGGCTGGGCTCAGGCACGTGGCGGCCTTCTACCGTCGTGAGGAGCTGGAGCCCGAGGCGGTCTGACCGCACCCTGTCCGGGGACCTCTCCTGGCGTCCTAAGTGGTGATGGATCGC